TGTCGTTCAAACAAAATTTCCCCCTTTTCAATTCGGGTTTGAATTCTGTTTTGAAATCTCATGGCTGGGGTGAAGGGTCGAAGTGGTGGCAGGAGGGTCGGAGCAGGAAGGAAGCCGAAGCCGGCTGCCTCGGCGGATCAAGAGCAGATGTTTCCGGTGCCTGAGGCACTGATCGCCGAGCCGCCCACCGAGCCTGGGCCAATCGCCGGTAGGGCGAAGAATGTGGATTGCCCGCCTACAAGTGACCCGCTCGAATTTCTGCTCGCGGTCATGAACGACAACCGCCAATCAGCGAACCTGCGCGCGCGCTGCGCGATCGCCGCCTGCGCGTACACGCACACGAAGAAGGGTGAGTCCGGCAAGAAGGAGTCGAAGCAGGAGGCCGCAGAGCGCGCGACGACCGTGAGCAAGTTCGCTCCCTCGGCACCGCCTAAGTTGTCGGTGGTGAAGTGACCCCGAAATGGTCCACGGCATGTCCCGATTGGGAGTCCAGGATCGTCGCCGGGCAGTCGCTGATACCGTTTCAGCCGCTCTACCCTGAGTCGGCCGAGGCGGCGCTGCGGATCTTCCGTGAGCTCGTGGTGGCAGACGTTGCAGGCTGCCCAACCCTCGGGCAAATCAGCCTGCCGTGGTTGCTCGACTTCGTCGGCGCGATATTTGGCGCGTACGATGCAGAGACGGGACGACGATTGATCAGCGAGGCCCTGCTGCTGATCAGCAAAAAGAACGCAAAGAGCACCAGCGCCGCCGGCATCATGATGACCATGCTCTTGCTGAACTGGCGAGAGTCGGCAGAGTTCTCGATTCTTGCGCCTACCATCGAGATCGCGAAGAACAGCTTCTATCCCGCGCGCGACATGGTGCGCAAGGACGAGGAACTGTCGGACTTGCTGTTGGTGCAGGAGCACTACCGCACGATCACGCATCGCGTGACCAAGGCCGAGCTCAAGGTGGTGGCGGCCGACAGCGACACTGTCGGCGGGAAAAAGTCCAGTGCCGTACTGGTGGACGAACTCTGGTTGTTCGGCAAGCGGCCGAATGCCGAAAGCATGCTGGGCGAGGCAACGGGCGGCCTGGCGTCGCGGCCTGAGGGGATAGTCATATACCTCAGCACGCAGAGCGACGAGCCGCCGGCCGGTGTGTTCGCGCAGAAACTCGCTTACGCACGCGGCGTGCGCGACGGCACCATTGACGACCCTAGATTTCTGCCGGTGCTCTACGAGTTCCCCAAGGCGATGATCGAGCGAGGCGAGCATCGAGACGTCAGCAACGCTCGCGTGACCAACCCAAATCTCGGAGCCTCGGTCAGCCCGGAGTTTCTCGCTCGCGAGATGAGCAAGGCTGAGATTGCAGGAGAGCATTCGCTTCGGGGCTTTATGGCGAAGCACCTCAATGTTGAGGTGGGATTGGCGCTAGGCTCGAATCGGTGGCCCGGCGCTTTGTTCTGGGAGCGCTGCGCCGCAGGGATCACGCTCACGCAACTGCTCGAGCGCAGCGAGGTCGTGACCATCGGTATCGACGGTGGCGGCCTGGACGACATGCTAGCGCTGGTGGTGCTGGGCCGCGCCCGCGATGGCAAGTGGCTGCACTGGGCTAGATGCTGGATTCATCCAATCGTCATGGATCGACACAAGGGCGCCGAGACGAGGTTTCGAGACTTTGCTCGCGACGGAGATCTCGGCATAGTCGAGGAGATCGGCACGGACGTGAGCGAGCTCGCTGACATCGTTGCGGAGGTCGAGGCTAGCGGATTGCTCGATCGTATCGGGGTAGACCAGTCCGGCATCTCATCCATCGTTGAGGCGATCGTGGAGCGTGGTATCGCCGCGGATCGCATCATCGGGATCTCTCAAGGGTGGCGCTTAGTCGGCGCGATCAAAACGACCGAGCGGAAATGTGCGGAAGGCGGACTGCTCCATGCGGGCAGTCCCATGATGTCTTGGTGTGTATCTAACGCAAAGGTGGAGCCGCGAGGCAATGCAGTGATGATCACGAAGCAGAACTCAGGCTCGGCCAAGATCGACCCGCTTATGGCGACCTTTGACGCGGTCACTCTGATGGCGATGAATCCACAACCCAGAGGCTGTGTCTATGACTCTGAGCCATTGATGGTCGTATGAGCCTTCTACGCCGCGTCTCGAGGTTCTTTGCGTCAAGCGATCGAGATGAAGAGGAATCATCGTCACGAGACGTCATAAGCGACTTCTGGTATCGCCCGCTAGATTCTGTCAGCGGAAGTATCTCTGCGAATCGGGCGATGCGAGCAAGCGTGGTTCACGCGTGCGTCAAGATAATTGGAGAAACGGTCGGATCCCTGCCGCTCATAACCTATCGCCGCCTAGATAGAGGTAAGGAGCGCGCGACGGATCACCCGATGTACAAGCTGCTCCGATGGAAGCCAAACCGTTGGCAAACGTCCATGCAGTTCGTTGAGATGATGACCGCGCATGCTGCGCTAAGGGGCACGGCGTTCGCCTCGAAGTCGTATACCCGCGGCGTGCTGACAGAGCTCATGCCAATGCACCCCGATCGTGTTCGTGCGGATTTGCTAGAGAATGGCTCGATCGGAATCATCTACACCGAGGAAAACGGGGCATCGTACCGATACACCGAAGACGAGGTGTTCTTCCTCACCGGGTTCGCCATGGATCGCCGCTTCGGTGTGTCAGTTATCGGCAATGCAGCACAGGCGATCAATATGGCGCTCGGCGCCGAAGACTATGGCGCGCGGTACTTCGCGAACGATGCCAGCCCTAGGGGTGTGATCACTCATCCAGGGCACTTCCGGGACAAGGAAACCAGAGATCAATTTCGACGAGCCTGGGAGCGTGCGCAGTCCGGCAACAATCGCCATCGAACCGCGGTGCTGGAGGATGGGCTCAAGTACGAGCAGATCGATGTGAGCAACGAGGACGCGCAATTCTTGGAAACGCGTCGATTTCAGGTGGCAGACATCGCAAGGATTTTCCGTGTCCCGCTGGTGCTGCTTCAGGAAACCGACAAGGCAACCAGCTGGGGCAGTGGCATAGAGCAGTTCATGCTCGGCTTTGTCGTTCACTCCCTGCGGCCATGGCTGATTCGGTGGGAACAGTCCCTTCAGGTTGATTTCTTCGATGATGACTCAGCAGACGATGAGTACTTTGCGGAATTCCTCGTTGATGCGCTGCTTCGCGGCGACATAACCACAAGGTATGCCGCCTACAACTCCGCGATAGATCGGCAATGGATGACGCCAAACGAGGCTCGAGAGCGCGAGAACATGAACCCTGTTGAATGGGGGGACGAGCCTTATACGCCGCCAAACGCTACAAAATCCCCAGACCCGGCGCCAAAACGACGCCAGGCACCGGCACCGGCACCGAACGAGGACACGACGAATGAAGACTAGCCGATTGCGCAACCCGAGGGTGGTGCGAGCGATCGAGGATGAGGTCTGGTGTGTCACGCCGAACAAGCTTCGAGAAATCGTGCACGTCGCATCTAGGCTGATTGATGATCCGGCCGCAGCCATGCCGCACGCGATGGAAGATTCCGATGTCCTGTATCTCGATCGTGCGGCAGCTGGCCCGCCGTACCAGATGGCAGGATCTACCGCGATCATCCCCGTGATGGGCACGATATCGAAACGCATGGGCATGCTTTCCGAATTCTCGGGAGGCATGTCGATAGAGCGATTCACCCAAGCATTCAGAGCGGCGCTCTCTGATTCCAGTGTCACAAATATCGTCCTTCAGATCGATTCTCCCGGCGGCTCCATCTACGGAGTGCAGGAGGTCGCGCAGGAGATTTACGACGCTCGCGGACAGAAGAACCTTTTTGCGATCGCAGACGATCTTGCCGCGTCGGCCGCCTACTGGATCGGCTCTGCCGTTAGCGAGCTTTGGGTCACTCCATCCGGAGAGGTCGGATCGATCGGGGTCGTGATGATGCATGTCGATTACTCGAAGGCAATGGAAGCGGGCGGGGTAAAGGTGACTTACGTGCACGCTGGGGACAACAAGGTCGAGGGCAATCCCTACCAGGCGCTAGGCGAGGAGGCCCTTTCCTTCATGCAGCAGCGAGTAGGCGAGTATTACGACAAGTTCATATCCGCGGTTTCCCGTGGTCGAAACACGACATCCGCGAACGTCAACAAGAATTTCGGACAAGGCCGCGTCTTCGGAGCTGAGCAAGCGAAGAGCCTCGGCATGGTTGACCGTATCGGAACCATCGACGACCTCATGGCACGAATGCCGTCTCGCAAGAGGCGGAGCGCGAATGCAGAGGCCGATATCGCGATCGCTACTGCGCTCGCTTCCTGAAGTTTGCCGGAGCAGTACGCCCGGCGTTTGCAATCCAAGAGGTTTGACGCCATGAAGAATAGACTCGCTGATCTGCAGCGCCGTCTCGACGCTGCCGTGCAGGCTTACCGTGATCACACCGGAAAAGAGATCTCCGGGCCCGATGCGGATGCGCACGCCACTGAGGCAGCTCGGCTAAAGGCATCCATGGATGCCGCAGCCGCCGCAGTCCGTGCCGAGCGAGATGCGGCAGAGGCTGAACGCCTGCTCACGCCGGTTCGCCAGGCAGTGGATCGGGAGGAAAGCATCACTGGCGGTGAGGATCGAGCCCGCTTGGATCCCCGAGGCGGCTTCGGTTCAATCGCAGAATTTGTGCGCTCAGTGTTTGGCGCAACTTCTGCCATCAACAACGGCCGTGCGATCGACAAGCGTCTGGTATTCGAGGCCGCCGCTCCAACCGGCTACGGCAACGAAAGCACGGGTGCCGATGGCGGATACTTGGTCCCGCCGGAATTCGCCCGCGAGGTTTACGCGCACTCGCTGAGCGAGGGCTCGTTCATGCCATGGACGACGCAATTGCCGGTCAGCGGCAATAGCATCACCTACCCGAAGGATGAGACAACGCCCTGGGGAACCAATGGCATTCGCATGCGCTGGAGCAGCGAGGCCACCGCGGCAAGTCAGGACAAGCCAGTAATCGGCGAGGGCACGCTCAAGCTCCGGAAGCTCATCGGCCTTTGCCCCTTGACCGATGAGATGGTCCAAGACGCTGCCTTCACCGCGCAGTATGTGCGGATGATGTTCGGGCGGTCCATGGCCTGGAAGACCAATGACGCCATCATCAATGGCATCGGCGGCCAAATCCCCCGGGGAATCAAAAACTCCGGTGCAATCGTCACCGTGAGCAAGGAATCCGGCCAGGCCGTGGATACTTTCGTCACGGAAAACTCCACGAAGATGCTTGGCCGACTCAGCCCCGCTGCTGGCGCATCGAACAATACCAAGTGGGTCATCAATCACGACGTGTGGCAGCAAATCCCGCTGATGAAGATCGGCGATACGCCGGTTTGGACCCCGCCGGGAACTGGCTTCAAGGACGCGCCCTACGGATATTTGCATGGCCGTCCGATCGTGCTCTCACAGACCGCGCAGACCCTTGGTGATTTGGGCGATATCTACCTCATCGACTTTGCTCAGTACATGACCATCAGCAAGGGTCCGGAGTACGCGGAGTCGATGCACTTTTTCTTCGACGCCGACGCGATGGCATTCCGCGTGACCTTCCGCATGGATGGTCAACCGTGGATGTCTGCGCCGATCACTCCGAACAACGGAGCAAACACGCTCTCGGCCTTCGTGCAGCTCGAGGCGCGCTGATCCACTGACAAAGCCCCGAGCTGATTCAGCTTGGGGCGATTGCATATGTGCACACGGTTGCACTGATAGTCAAAATTTCGGAGTAGTACCACTATGCAGAGAATCCACGAAGAATTGCAGCTTCTCGCGGTTGTTACCGGAACAGCCAATAGCACGCCCCTCACGACATCTTGGGTCGATACCAAGGATGTCCATGAGCTCATGGGCATCGCCTACTTCGGCGACATGGCCTCGGAAACGATCGACTTCAAGATCGAGCAGGCAACCGACAGTTCCGGAACCGGCGCAAAGGATCTGAAGGCTGCCACTCAGCGCTCTGCCAGTGCTTCGGCGAACGACAGCAAGCAGATCGTTATCAGCGCAATGAGCGACAAGCTCGACAGCAATAACGGCTTCCGCTACGTGCGACTGCGTGCGGTCACTGGCGGCGCTACTGGTGGGGCTGCGAATCTGGCGATCTGGGCGAGGCCGGTCTACAAGCCAGCCACCCAACCGGCGTCGATTGTCGAGGTGGCGGTAGCCTAGCGCTATCGCCCGGGCATCCTTACCGGCGAATGAAGGGTCTCATGCCAAAAGTAAAATTCCTGTCGGACATCTACCTTGGCGGCGAGGTCAGGTTTCGTGCCGGCAATACCTGCGAGTTGGATCCTGACTTATCCGCACGCTATTCGCGTCGCGGGTGGTGCAAGCCAGTGACTGAGGACGATGCGCCATCGGAGTCTGCCGGCGGCGGTGAGGCAGGAGAAATCAAGCCAGGGAAGCGACAGAAGTAACCCTACATGGCACTGGCAATCGTGACACCACCGGCCCTGGAGCCGGTGTCTTTGGCCGAGGCAAAGCAAGACGCTCGCATCTATGTCAATGACGATGATCCCATCGTCGCTGCCTATCTGATTGCTGGCCGCCAGTACGCCGAGGATTACACAGGGAGGCGCTTTGTTACCCAGACGTGGGACTATTTCGCAGACCAGTTTCCGGGCTGCACTATCGAGCTGCCGATAGGTCCGATACAGAGCGTCACATCGGTCAAATACACAGACTCCTCTGGGATTGAGCAGACCCTCATCGAGGGAACCGATTACGACGTCGACAATAGGTCGCTCGTGACACGGATTCGGCCTACCTACGCAAAGCGATGGCCGATAGTCCGCCATCAGACTATGAATGCGATATCAATCCGGGTAGTTGCTGGCTACGGCAGCAATCCAGGGGACACCCCGGAGCAAATCCGGCAGGCCATCAAGTTGCACGTGCAGAGCTATTACGAGGCAGATCCTGCAAAGGTGAAGCTGATCGAGGATGCGCGAGATAACCTGCTTCGTCCGTTGCGGGTGGTCTATGCGTAGCGGTGCCTACAAGCACCGGGTCAGCATCCAGTCGCCGCCGACCACCGAGGACTCGTACGGCCAGCAGTCTGGCGCATGGGTGACCCTGTTCTCCCGCATCCCGGCGCGCGTCACCGACGAGAGCGAGCGGCAGTTCTACGCCGGGCTCGAGGTCAAAAGCGACAAAGGCATGCGCGTGGTGATCAATCACCCGTTGCAGCAGATCAAGACATCAAACCGCGTGGTCTTCCACGACGGGCTAGCGGGCACCGATCGCGTGCTCGACATCACAGCAGTGCTCGAGAGCGACCACAGTGCGCGCGAGCTGATCCTACTTTGCACCGAGCACAATTGAGGTTTCCGACATGTCACTAACGATGAGCCTGAAATCGACGGTAGTCGCAGATTTGAGCAAGGCGCTCGACCTGTGCAGCGGCAATTCGAGCCTCCAGGCGGCCTTTTCGTTGGCGATGACGGATGGGACTGGTGCGAATCAGGTGGACAGGATTTTCCACGATGAGCGCACGCTCGCGGCGAGCGCTACTGAGGACTTGGACCTTTCAGGGGGCGGGCTGACCGACATCTATGGTACGGCCTTCACCATCGCGCGGCTCAAGCTGCTGGTGCTGTGGCCGTCTTCGGCGAATACGAACAACGTCAACTTGACGCGGCCGGCATCCAATGGCGTGCCGCTGTTTCTGGCCGCCGGCGATGGCATTGCGGGCCGCCCGGGTGGCGAGATCATCATCTGCGCGCCAGATGCCACCGGCTATGCCGTGACTGCGGGAACGGGTGACCTGATCAATCTGACCAACTCCGCCGGCACCACGAGCGTGACCTACAAAATCATCCTCATGGGCGCGAGCGCCTAAGTGGACATCCGCGTGACCGGCCTGAAGGAGGTCGGTGGAGTGCTCAAGGAGCTGGGCGACAAGTCCACTACCCGGGTGCTGCGCAAGGCGATGATCAAGGCGCTCGACCCTGCGTCGCAGGCGGCCAAGCAGGACGTGCCTGTGGCTTCCGGAGCGCTTCGCCAGTCGATTACGCGCAGATTCCTGGCCGGCAGCAGCAGCCGAGCTGCAAAGGGTCTGCCGCGGCTCGGTGGGCGGTTTCGCGCGCAGCTGTACCCAGCACGCAAGGCCAAGCGCGCCATCTCGAAATACGAGCGTTATTACGGCCGGCCGGCAAAGGCCGGCATTCGGCACGGGCACCTGGTCGAGTTCGGATTCCGGGCCCGGAATGGCCGGCAGGTTGCCGCGCATCCATTCCTGCGGCCGGCGCTCGAGCAGAACGCCGCGGATGTCGTGAGCCGGTTCGCCGACGAGATGCGTGCCGGGATTGATCGAGAAATCATCAAGCGATTCGCCAAATGATCGACCAGGAGCTCGTGACCTACATCAAGGCCCTGGGCACTGATGCGGGCACGCGTGTGCGCACGGGTAACGTGCTCCAAGAGGATGCCTATCCGACCGTCGTCGTGACTCGCACGGGTGGCAACGAGCCTCGCACCCTAGGCGGTACATCGCTTTTCTCGCGCGGCAATTTCACGATCAGCGTCATCACAGACCAATACGCCAACGCCTACGCCACGGCCTGGGCGATCAATGGCGCGCTGAAGTCGTACCTCGGCTCGATGGGCACGACGCACATCCACAGTTCCCGATGCTTGGCTACGCCGAGCGACCAAAGCCTTATCGACGGTGATCGCATCGTGCGATTCGTCTCACAGGATTTCCTTTTCGTCTACTTGGAGGGCTGATAAGTGGCCTTTTACAACAGCGTCGTCAACGCCAAGCTCTACATCGGCACGAGCACGGCAGTTCCATTGCCTGCCTATGGTTCGGACACCTTCACCGAGGTTCCTCTGCTCTCGAGCATCACGCCGCCGCCGAATGAACAGGCCGTGAGCTTCTTCTCGATCCTGAACGACGCGAACAAGCGCAGTCTCGCGGGCAAGCTGGGCGATCGCCTTTGCGAAGGCTCGCTGGTCATCGACTGGACTCAGAGCGTGCACACTTCGATGTATTCCGATTCGGTGACCGCAGGTGGCGTGAAGCGCAATTGGCGGATTGTCTATCCGGACACCGGAAATCGACAGCTCGACTTCGCTGCCACCCTCAACAAGTGGACAGAGGAGCCGTTCGATGCTGGCGAGGATGCGAAAGAGCATCGCGCGAGCTTCAGCCTTGCCGTCGATGGCGCGATCACGGTCACGCCGTGATGGGTATCCGTGACGTTCTGCGCGCCTCGCGTCCCGAGGTGCGCCCGGTGGAGATCAGCTCAGGCACCGTCTACGTGCGTGGCATGAGCGGCGAGACGCGTGCTCGTTACATGGCCATGGCGAAGGATGGGCAGCCAGAGACGCATCGCATAGCGGCCTTGGGGCTGTGTGAGCAGAGCGGCGAGCTGTCGTTCGACGTGGTTAACCCGCATCACCTGGAAGAACTGAGAGAGGTACGCGCCGACGATCTCGACAAGATCGTGCTCGCGCTGTTCGATGTTTCCGGGCTTGGCCGAAAGTCCGAGGACGAAGCTGCAAAAAAATCCGAAGCGAGCCAGAGCGCATCTGGTGGCACCGGCTCGCAAGAGAGCTCGGCTGCACAGTAGCCGAGGCGCAGCGGCGGATGTCGTCCGCTGAATTCACGGAGTGGCTCGCGTATCAGCGCATAGAGCCTAGCTACTGGGAAATGGAGAACTGGCGTTTTGCGCAGCTCTCCGCGGCTGTGGTTAACGCCGTGCACTCCACGATTCCGATCCCCAAAGGAAAGCATCGGCCGAAGCCGCTCAAGCCTAAGGACTTCTACCCGGTCATCAGGGAGGAGTGAGGCCCTGCGTCTTGCTTGCCCTGGTGCCGTTATAGGGTCCGTTGTCGTTGTAGATCACGTCGGCGACGAAGCCATCTTTCATCACATAAGTGAAGGTCTTGCGGCCGTATTCGCTGCCCACTGAATAGACGATCGAGGTCAATCCGCGGGGGCCGGTGATTCGATTCTCGGGCGGGCCGATCCTCACCAGTAGGTCGTCCTCGGTGATCGAGCCGAGCGGGAAGGACTTCAGGTAGCTCGGCGGGATGGTGAATAGGGTAGGTCGCAGGCCGCCGGCAGTGCAGGCTGATAGCAGCAGCAGAGCAGTAAGGATCAGGCGAGATTTCATATGCATATCCCCTGGAAAATTCACAAATAGGTTAGCACATGGCCTCAGCCGGTACCGTAACGGTAGATTTTGCAGCGGAAACAGCCCGCTTCACTGCGGAACTGCGCAAGGTCAATGCGAGCATCGATGGGCTCGGCGCGCAGTTCGACTCGGTCGGCAAGATCGCGCGGAACTTGTTCGCCGCTGTCAGTTTCACCGCGATCACCTCGCAGCTGCAATCGCTGATCTCTAGCAGCCTGGAGCTTGGCGGGGCGATCGCCGACGCGACGAAAAAGGCTGGTGTTTCCGCCGAGGCATTCAGCGAACTGAACTTCGCCGCCAAGCTTGCCGGCGTGGGCACAGATGACCTCTCGGACGCCTTCTCGAAGTTCCAAAAGGAGCTTGCCGGCGGCGGCGATAAAATCGCATCGCTTGGGATCAACCTGCAAGAGTTTCGGAAGCTGCAGCCCGACCGGCAGTTCGAGGTATTGGCCGAGGCAATTTCGCAGATTAAAGACCCTGCCGTGCGCGCAGGCGCGGCGATCGAGATATTCGGCAAGAGCGGGGCAAACCTGCTGCCGCTGTTTGAGGATGGAGCCAAGGGCATCCGCTCGGCTCGTGAGGAGGCGCAGCGGCTCGGGATCACCCTGACGACCGATCAGGCGAACGCGCTGGACGCGGCGGGCGATAGAGTGGATGCGCTGAAGGCTCGCGCAAGTAACCTTGCGCTGATTTTTACTTCAGAGCTTGCGCCCAGCATCGAATTCGTAACGAAGAAGCTGCAAGAACTGCTGGCGCCAAAGACGGACTCGCAGAAAGAGCTGTCAACGCTTACGGATCAATTCGACACCGAGGTGAAGCGGCGCAGGAACCTGATACAAGAGCTGACGCAGCTTCGGCAGCGAAAGGAAACGACATTCGTTCCTGGTCTTGATGCTGAATTCGACATTGCCATAGCTGAAGCTCAACAGAAAATCAGGGTAACGGACAACCTGCTGAACTTCCTCAGCAACAAGATCCAGAAATTCAACATAGATGCGGAGATCGCCAAGCAAAAGGCCGAGGCTCCGATTGCTCCGGGCTTAGTCGATCCGAGCAAGGCAACCTTCGGCGACCCTTCGGCCAAGGCGCAGGCGGAGGCGCTCAAGAAGAACAAGGAACTGAACCTAGCACTAAGGGAGCAGTTTTTCGAGGATCAGCTCGATCTAAATAAAATCATCTCCGAAATGGCCCAACAGGGCTTCGACAACCTGGCTGCAAACGAAGCAAAAAAGACTAAGGTTGTAGAGGACGAGCTGCAGAAGCGAGCAGATGCAGAGTTGAAGGTGAGGGAATTCTCGGATCGGCTGTCTGAAGAGCAAGCGCGCAATGAAGCGATACTCAGAGAGCAAGCCACCGACAACATCATCGCGAACTTCGCAACACTCGCGAGCTTCGAGAAGAAGCACTCAGCATTCCGCAAGGCGGTGCAGGTCGCTGAAGCGATCCGAAACGTCTATGTTGGTATCACTCGAGCGCTCGACTATCCCTATCCCCTGAACATCATCGCTGCTGCGAGCACGGCGGCGGTGGGCTTCAAAGCAGTCACCTCGCTAAATTCCACGCCAGATATTGGGGTTGGCGGCGGCCAGTCTTTCTCGGCTGGTGGGAGCGGGGTGACCATCGGCACGGCTCCAACGAATCCAGTCAACCAGCCGCCAGCCCAGCAGATACAAGCGCAGCCAACAGTGACGCAGGTCGTCTTCAGCGGCCCGGTATTCAACACCGAGGAGACGCAACAGCTAATCGTGGACGCCGTTCGGGAGGCCACCGACCGTGACGTGATCGTGATCACTCCGCGCAGCGCTCAAGCTCAGCAATTCATGGCGGCCTGATGATCGTCACATATACCGCTCTTCGCTCGCTCGTCAACGGGCACTCGGCCGGCATGGTTTACACGCTCGAGATCTTGTGCCAAGACATCGCGTCGCCTTCCCGCCGGCCGCTGGTCGAGGTCTCTGAATCCATCAGCGGGGCACGCGAGACTCTCAGGTACGGCGCTGTGCGGACCTATCCGGTACTCACGTTCCCGCTTTCCGGGTTTTCGCTGGACATGCTGCGTGAGTTTCTCGATTCGGTCGAGGGCGGCCAGTCTTTCACCTGCGATCCCTACGGCTACAACGGCAAGACTGATTCCCCGTTCACGGCAGTGCTCGAGGATGGCGGCTACAGCGAGAATCGCGACGTGCAGATAGGAACCGGCGGCCAGGACGACTTCTTCTCGATCACTTTCACCGTTCGACGCCTCTACTCGTAACCCATGCGCACAGATCCGGCTCTCTTCGCTCGCGACAACACGGCGACGGAGAAGGAGCCTCGCTTCGTCGTCAACATCGTTTACGACGTTGCGTCGCTTTACATCACGAGCCACACCGGAATCAGTGGGGTGCCTGGCACGGTGATCGATGGCGCGCTGATGCAGCCCACGGTCAACGGGCAGAGCATCAACCCGGACGAGGGATCCAGCGAGATCGGTAGCGCGTCCTTCTCCATTGCAGACCTTGCCTCGGCATTTACCGATGCCGTGCGCGATCAGCTTCTCAGCAATCTGCAGGGCTTGCGCGGCCGTACCGTGCGTTTCTACGTTGGATACTCTACGCTGGCGTTCAGCGACTTCGTCCTGATCGGCACGCAGATGGTTACATCGGCCATCTACCGCAAGGGAGCCTACGAGGTCAGCTGCAGCGACATCCAGCGCACCTTGAAGAAAGACATCTTCGACGTCATCCAAACGACGCTAGCGGCCACAATTTCGGCCACAGACACAACTATCACGCTGGCATCCGTCACCGGCCTGGCCATGGTTCCACATGGAACCAGCTACAGCGACGCGCCAAGCAGCACGGTCGGTTACATCAAGATCAAGGATGAGGTCATCCGCTACACCGTCATCAATACCGGATCGAATCAGGTAACCGGCTGCACGCGCGGCGCACTCGGCACGATTGCCGCGGCATACACCGTGGATCCGCTCGTTGCCTCCGACCGGCGCGAGAAGGTCAGCGAGTACATCTATCTAGAGCTGCCATCGGTGTACCTGGCGTACACGCTCCTGACGGGCAAGAACTACGCAGGCACCACGGTGCTTCCGAGCCATTGGCACCTCGGCATCGATACTTCCCTCATCGACCTTGCGGGCTTCGCTGCGATCGGCACCGATTTATGGGATCCCACTGACGACTCCAAGGGCTTTATCGTTCGCTTCGATGGAATCACCAAGCAGGACGGAAAGCGCTTCATAGAGAAAGAGCTGTATTTGCTTAGCGGCGTTTACTCTCCTGTGACAAGCGATGGCAGGCTGTCGCTGCGCCGGATGAACAGCATCACCGCAACGTCGCCTGGCGTGGTGATCCTGAGCGAGAGCAACTCGACGCAGATCGGCGACCTCGTGCACGACTTCGATTCGCTGCATAACGCGTTCATTGTCAATTGGTCATACGACGGCAAGACCTACCGGCGGCGCACCGCGTTCATCGATTCGACCTCTGTAAATCGCCACGGGCGAGCGCCAACGCTGGAGCTCAACTTCCGCGGGCTCGTCGGCAGCCGACATACTGACGGCATCATCTTTCAGCGCTTGGACTCTGTGCGGGATCGCTACGCCGGGCCGCCGCTGCGCATGACGGTCGAGTGTTTGCCATCGCTCAACGCCATCGAGATCGGCGACGTGGTGCGCGTGCAGTACGCGAGCGTGCGGGATTTCACGAAGACCGGCACATCGATCGATCGCGCATTTGAGGTGCAATCGGTCTCGATCAACCAGCGCACTGGCCGCGTGACTCTCGACCTTTTCGGCTCCACGGCGACATCGTCCATCCAGTCGCCGACTAGCGCATCGACGGCGCTGCCGGATGCCTACTACACATCCGGCGGAACGAGCCTGGCCACGCAGATCGGTGCGGCGCTGAGCGGCAATACCATCGTCAGCAATTGCAATCTGCCGGACGGCATCTATCGCCACAACGGCGACTTGACCATCAACAGCGGCGTGACCGTGACTATCAATGGCACGGTTCAGCTGCGCGTGAAAGGCTTCCTCACCGTCAATGGCACGATCGATGGCGTAGGCAGGGGCAAGGCTGGCGTCGCCGACACCGGGCAGGCGATCACGCTGGTGGTCGGCGGGCTGACGGGCACCACAACGGATTTCGCGGCATTTCAGCCGCGCGTCAACCAGATCCTCGGGACACCGGGATTCATTGGCTCGACTATCGGCAGCGACGGCGTCGACTACCGTCCGCCAAACGGCCTCGTAACGCCGTACGTGCACACCCGACCCGCGCGGATGACATTCGGCACGCAGAGTAGTGCGCCTGTCGTAGCGCCCGCGGTGGTAGGCGGGTCGCTCACGGGATTTTTCACCGACGTGGCCGGTACTGGCGGCGGACCTGGGGGCAGAGGCGGCAGCGCTGGCGACACGGTCGCTGCAGGCCACCGTGGCGGCGCTGGTGGCAACGGCGGCGCTGGCCTGATCATCATCTGCCGCGGCATGGCAGTGGGCCTGTCGTCGCTAATCGATCTGTCTGGAGCGAACGGCAGCTCACCGGCAAGCACGACCTATACGGTGCTCGGCATCGCTCACAGCCACTACCCCGGCAGCGGCGCTGCCGGCATGCCTGGCGCGTGCTACATCTTCCTGGATGGTTCAGGGCTATCTCTGCCTGACCTCAGCACCAAGTTTGTCGCGAGGTCCGGAACGACCACGCTGCAGGGCTCGCCGCTCGGCGTCCAGCGCAACAACATCATCCCGCGGCCTGGCGTAAATACCGTAGATAACATCAACCGCTATCCGACCGAGAGAGAGCCAGTCGGCGGATGGCGCGGCGCTCCGGAGCAGCCGTATACCACTGCTCTCGATATGACACTTTCGGCGCTTCGCATCCAATACATCGCAGCGACTGAGACGGCCAGCAACGATCTGGAGAGCCAGCCGCCGCCGATCACTGCGTTGACAACGACCAGCCGAGTAGGCGGCGTGAATGTATCGATGACCGTCCCGACGAGCACGATCGTCAATTTGATACAGGTCTACGGATCGCAGACCAACGACCGAACGACTGCGGTGCTTGAGTTTGAGGGCGCTGCATCCCAATTCTTGGATCGCTACACGCCCAGCGTGACGAAGTACTACTGGGCGCGGACGGTCAACCTCTCGGCATCTTCGGGGAAGATATTTTCATCGTGGTATCCGGTCAGCTCCACAGCTGGCGTTTCGGGAGCGCCAGCATCTGCAAAGTTCCTCACGGGCGGAAGTTGCTTCGCAAGCGATGTCAGCGCATCGAAGATCGGCGGAACGAGCGGGTTCAACTCCAGCGTCTACAGCGTAGATGGCTACGTGACTGGTCACTTGCAGTTCAAGGGCGGGCCTTCTGCGCTCGCAGGAACTGGCAATGATGGCGTGGTCGTCGGAATCAACACAGACCCGACAACTGACAGCAACTATACAGGGATCGATTACTCGTGGAATCTAGCCGATGATGGTACGGCAAACATTTACGAGGGCGGCTCATTTGTCGGCGCTTTCGGCAGCTGGGATACATCTACTGAGCTATCAATTCTGTGGACAGATACGTTCGTAGCGTACTTGCTTGATCGGTCTTTGGTTCGCGTGGTGTCTGTTAGCGCTGCCGTGCGGTACATGGACAGCTCATTTTTTCTCGATGGGAACAGCATAAATTCTATCCGTTTTGGCTACGGCAACATTTTCGAGGAGTTTCAAGTCAACACAGCTGAGATATCTAACGAGGCGGCAACTGCAGTTGCCTTCGCTTCTGGGATCTCGTTTTCCGGTGCTGCTTCAAGTTCTTACTCTTTGACGATTCCGAGCATGTCATATGACTCGACTGTCACTGTCACAGTGACGGGAAAGTCAGTTGCAGGATCCGGGGAGACCACTAGAATTTTTGTAGATATCACTTACGACGCTACAACAATAAGTAGCGAGTATTTCGACGTAACCAATTCGACTCAGTACGTTACCAGAAGCCTAACTGGCATCGTGCCAGCCGGCTCCACGTCGATCAGCGCGCGAGTCTTTTACCAAACGATAAGCGGCAGTGCCGGTTGTGGATTCAGCGAGGGGCACTTGCGCGCAGAGGTCATAAAGAAATGAAGTCGTATTCGCTCTACGACATGAGCACGGGGAAATTCACTGGAGTAGTGATTGGTGGATCGGATTCCATTGTGCATGTGAACAAAGGAGAAAATGGGGCGATTGAAGGTGTTTTTGATCCCCTATCCCAGCGCGTCGACCTATCCACCGTCGATCTGCAACAAGATCCTGTGCAGCTTGGGGCATTGCCAAATGGAAAAAGTAAAGAAGCTAAAAAACCAGATGTGATCGACTACCAGCCGCCGTCTCCCGGCGATGATTACGAGTGGGTGAGCGAGGACGAGAAAGGAAATCGGGTGCGACGCTGGGTGAAAAAGCCTGATGTCGTCGCCAAAGAATCAGCGGAAGCAAAGGCGCGCGCAAGTATCGATGTGCTCGAGCGATCTCAGTTCCGCGCAGTGCGCGAGGCGGTGCTACTACAGGGAACGGCCGAAGGAACCGCAGCCACAACCAGGCTTGCCGAAATCGATGCGCAGATTGCCGAGCAGCGCGCAATAATCAATCAAGCGAGGGTGCGCAAATGATCTCGCGCTTCTTGGCATTGCTGGCGATTCTGATGTGTCTGCATGGCTGCACGAAAGCAGCTCTCATCGGCGATAGCATCACCGTCTTCTTGGGCGCTGACGCTGGTGAGATCAACCTCGCGGTACCGAGCAAGACCACGACTGAGATCCTCAATGAGCAGCTGCAGCCTGCGCTCGATTCTGTGCCATTCGCAGTCGCGATCCTTGGCGGAACGAACGACCTGATTCAGGGCCGTGACTCGATCGAGGATCTGCAAGCAATGGCACGCACAGCTCGGGCCGCCGGATCGTGCGTCATCCTTGCGACGCTGCCGCCGTGCACTGGATTCCTTTGCCCTGGTGCTGAGTCATTCCATGAATGGGACCGCAAGGTGCTCGCCTTCGCGTACGAGGAGCGCTATCCCATCGCCGACTATCACCGGCTATTTATCGGACACCCGGAGTATCAGTTCGACGGGGTGCATCCGAACGCTGCCGGCGTCGCCGCCATGCGAAGCGTGCTGGAGCCACTCATAGATGCCTGCCCGAACTGGGCTCTTGCGCAGAGGTTGAGTCAATGACCGGACCGATAACGCGCCCCATCAGAGACAACCGCCCCCCGCGTGACTACTACGCATCTGACGATCGCAGTCGCGATGACGGTCGATACAATCATGAGTACAGCAAACGCGAGCAGGAACCGACCGACTGGGCGCAGCGCGGAGCTTGGCGCAAGGCGTTCTTGGCCATGATCCCAGAGCGGTTTAGGCCGGGCGCGAGTCTGCTGATGGGCTGCACGGTGTGCCTGATCGTGCTGCCGCTGTATATCGCGGGCTCGGTGGAGTGGCATGCGAATCCCTTTCTGTGGACGCCGCTCACGGCCTCTGCAGAGGACATGCGCAAGGCTGAGGCTCGGCTAGCGGCGCTCGAGGGAGATTCGGCGGTGCTGATGCGCATCCGAATCAGTGGGCTGCAAAAGGATCTCTGTGCCGGCGAGTACCAAAGTCTCAGGCTCGAGCTCGACGAATTGATTGAGGCGTACCGCACCCGGACTGGCCGGCTGCCGCCGGCAGCGGTGCCGTGCCCCGCGAGGCCGGCGCAATGAGCCTAGACCACATCATCGACGCGATTCTGGTGCGCGAGGGCTCTACCTACACTCACCGGCCGAACGACCGCGGCGGGCCGACGCGCTACGGCATCACGCAACGGACCCTGGCCGACTACCGCGGGCGGCCGGTCGGCGCCGACGATGTACACGCGCTCACCGAGGTCGAAGCGCGCGACATCTACCGCTATGTCTACGCGATCCGTCCGGGGCTCTCTCGGATCGTCAGCCCAGAGCTGCAGGACTTGGCCATCGATTGCGCGGTGAATCACGGACCGAGCCGAGCTGTCCGCATGCTGCAGTCGGCGGCCGGGGCGCTCGCCGATGGCGTATTCGGCGACGCTACTGACCGCGCGGTGAATCGCGGCAACCAAGACATTATCTATCGACGGCTGTGCGCCTCGCGGGTGCGCCTCTATGGCGAGATCATCCGCGCGGATCAGTCGCAGGCGGAATTCGCCGCAGGCTGGCTGAGTCGGGTGGCGTCATTCATCGAGCGCGGCGCGCTCTCGGAGCGGTAGGCGTGATACTGGAGCCTACCAAGCGAGGATTCGTACTCACGGCAAAGCATATCGAGATCGCGAGCTGGATCGTCTGGTATGCCCCTCTGTGCGCCTCGATGGGGTGCCTGGGTTTCGTCCTAGGGAGGTTGTAATGGTCCTTTCATTCTGGCTGCTGTGCGCCGCCGGCTTCTCGCTGCACTTCCTCTCGCGCTACGGGGTGCACTGGCGCACGGTAGCCAAAGTCTGGCCCTGGCAGTTCGTGGCGCTCGACCCGCCGGCCTGGGCGTCGTCCCTGATCGCTACGGCGTCGCTGCCGTACATCCTGCCAGAGCTCGGGCCCCTGATCGGCATGCCTGTGTCGCTGACGGCGTTCGGCGCGTTCTGCTGCGGGTACATGGGCTCGTCGCTCGCCGCCAAGCTGCCGAGCCTGCTGCCGAAGAAGCTCCAGGAATAAGCGAAACTTTTCGCACCGAAATTCCAGCTAAACGAAAGGTGCTCATGATGTTGCCATCCATCAGCCCGGCGTTGATCGCTCGGGCAGCCGTCGTGCTCATCATCATCTCAGGCGCCGCCTGGTGGCATTGCAGCGCTGTCGAGAGTGGTCGCGCTGAGGTAAGGGCAGAGGATGCCGCGGCGCTTGCGGCTCACCAGCGCAAGGCGGATTCCGAGATCGGCCGCCTAACTCAACTCAACCGGGATACCTCGCATGCATACGCAGAAAAGCTCGAGCAAGTTAAGACCGATGCTGACCGCCTGCGCGCTGAGCTTGGCGCTGTGCGGGTGCGCTTCACAGCCGCGAGTCATCGCAGTCCCGTGCCAGCCGCACCCAATGCCGCCGGCAGAACTGATGCAGCCACCGGGATCGACGAGCTACATCGAGAGGTTGCGGCAGATAATCTCGTCACCCTCGTCGAGCAGTGCGAGCAGCAAAGGCAGCAATTGATTGGCCTGCAGCGCTGGGCGGGCGAGGCGCAGCGCTGAACTATACGGGATCCCCGTAAGGTTCATGTCGCTGTCTATGCCATTACCACTCATCTACCGATGAGTCCGGCCAGATCCATGCCCATTCCGGATCTTGCCATTCGATTGGGACGATCTTGCGTACCCGCCAGTCATGTTTCCACGCCACCAGCTTGAGGCGCTGGCCTCGCGGTACATCTGCAGCGCGAAGTACCTTTGCCGCATTTCCAGCGCTTTCCCAGGGTATGGTAAACACGAACCTAGATGGCTCAGGATTCGAGAATTTCTCTTCGGTCATGGACTAATTGTCCCTCTCATCATAGCAACAGATCGTCATGCGACACTGCATGGTTTCCCCAGTGAAATTGCTGCACAATATGCACGCAAAAGTATCTTAAAAAACGCCAAAAACGCATCGCGCTATGCGGTAAAGTATTGCGCTGATGAATCGAAAAAGCTGATACCATTCATACGCCTATTGGCAGATGGGCTAACCTCTCCTAAGCGGTAGGTCACAGGTTCAACTCCTGTCGGGGGCGCCATTTTAGAGCGTGCCTGCACAATATCTCACGTCTTGCGCAATATCTTGAGCGCCGGCGCGCGCATCGGAAGCCGCCGATAGTGCCGCTCGGTCACCTTCGAATCCGCATGCCCGCCGCGCTTCTGCGCCTCCTCCAAGCTCGTCGCGTCGCTCAGATTCTTGGCGCGCAAATCATGGAAGGTGAACCGCTCGGCCAGCACTCCTGTATCGAGCGCTTTGGCCATGAGTCGCTGCCAGGCGACCTGGAAGCCTTGCGAGGTGTAGGGCTTGCCGCTGCGTGAGCAGATCAGCGAGCGCCGCACCCTGGGCGTCTCGCGCTGCGCCACCTCGACTGTCATGCGCAGCTCGTCGTTCCACTCGATCAACTGCACCTTGCCCGTCTTGCGCCGGTCGAACAGGATGCCGCTGGCCAGGTCTTGGCGCAGCTCGAGCGATAAGATGTCGATCTGGCTCATGCCGGTGAGCAGAGCCAGATCCATCGCATAGCCGACCATCGTTGGCGCGAGCTCGCGCACTGCCAGGAATTCGGCGTCGGTCACGTAGCGATTGCGCACGCCTCCGGTCTTGGAGGTCAGTCGCAGGCCGAAGCATGGGTTAGGCGTCGTGCGCGCGCCGGTCTGCAGCGCGTACGTGAGCAGGGCAGACAGGCATCGGATCTCGTGCTTTGCGCCCTCGCTCTCGCCGCGTGCACGCCAGTAGCTCCATATGTGGTGCGACTCGACATCGGTTGGCGCGACGGCGCCGAATGCATCCTTGAGCGCTCCCCATTCCTGCCGGCGGTTGCGTTGGGTCTTTGGCGCGAGATTCGTCAGCACCTCGACATCGTAGCGAGCCCACAATCCCGCCAGGGTGAACACGGGCTCGGATGCCTCTACGATCTTCGCCCACGAGCGCAGGCCTTCAGGCAGAGGGATGCGATTGCGCGAGCCCTTCGGCCAATAGAACAGCGTGCCGTTGCGGTCTGCATAGACGCGCGGCGGCAGGTGCTTATTCTTGGTTCTGCGCCTCCCCATCGCCCAAGCCTACCTCGTTTGCCGGATCTTGGAAAAGTCTGGCTCGCTCTTCGGGGTGATGCGAGCCCCGCCACGATGCGCGATAACCTCGCGCGGAAGCCTGACTTTCCCCTGAGCATTGAGGAAGAAATCGCGACCAGCGCGGAAGCCGTTTTCCTGCAGCCATCGCGCCTGTCTCGCCGGCTGAACGTAGCCGATGAAGTCGCGCAGCTCGTCGTCGGTGAGGCACGCTTCGCTCATGATCTCTCTGCCCACGCCTGCAGGGTGATGCGCTTCATTCGACTTCCTGCCATCCGTACGAGAAATGGTCGAATGCGATGTCCTCAGCCATTTTTCTGATCTCCTCATCGGTCAAATCATCATCCACCTCGATGATCTCGGAGCCGTTCGCGCCGTGGATCTCGTGGTATTCCCATGTGACTTCGATACGCTTCATTCCATCGGCTCCCAGTTTGAGGTTGGCCGCTTCTCGATGCGGCAATACTCGAGCGGTGGCATGCCTTCATCGTCCGCCTTCCACCCATTCGCCCTGCTGCCTAGCAGGTACTCTCTCCATGTCGCGCCCTCGCAGCCGCATTCGTGGCCTGAGCAGCAATGCAGCTCGTCAGGATCTGCGGCGAATGCAAGCCACGGCTCCGGCCCCATGAGTGTTACGCGTCGCTGAGCCGCGGATAGGGAAGCGTAGCGCTTGGTTTTCTGCTTCATCCCTGCGCGCTTCCAGACGACTCGATACTCCATTGGCGTGCGCTTCATGAATTCGCCAGCTCCTTGAGCAGCTTGCACAGCTCCGGCACGGCCTCTTTGTTGAGGCATACCGTGCTGGAATCCTGCTCGATGCAGATCGTTCCGCCGGCATCGACGTGGATGGCAATGGCCTCGTTAGGAATATCTCCTTCGGGAGCGGTCTGCCATATCACGTGCGCCTGCCCAGCCTGAGTAAACAGCTTCTTTCTCACCTTGCGCCCTCCGGCCAGCGCGTGCGTGCGCGATTTGGCCAGGTTAAAGGAAAAGCCTGGATTGCTTCGCTCATCGCGGCGAATCCCGATTCGGACCGCCATTAACCTGGCCACGCACGCTTGCAGCCGCAACTCCATCGCCGATGATCTCGACGCGTGCCTCGTCAAAGTACTGCGCCGGCTTTACATCGCCATCCTTCGCCGGTGGGGCCAGTCCTAATTGATCGCACCCAGTGAGGTACTGGACGCGAGCGACTACGATCCCCTCGAAGCCCGTGATCTTGTCGCGGGCTTGCTTGCCGAGTGGGTGCGTGTTGTTCAGTGTCATGTTATCGATTCCTTTTCATGTAAATCAGCTATCTATCGGATATCGTCCAAGAGGATATCCACTTGCTGAGCGCCTTCCTGCCAGCTAAACGGTTGCGTTTTGAGTCGCTCGATATCTCGCTTGAGGCTCTCGCAGCGTTGGCGGATTTTCTGCTGGCGCTCAGGGTTGCGCGCGGCCAGTGGAGCAAGAGCCTCTGATTGATCCTTCCGCTTGCGGTTACGGTCGAGGGCTCGCACCCTCTCGCGGTTCGCCTCGCGCCAGCGGCGGTTGTACTCGGCTTTCTCTGCTCTCGTTTGCGGCATCAATCGACCCTCCGAAAATCGATAACCCACACCCAAGGATTCGCTTCCCAGGTGTGCAATCCGTGCAGGGATTCCCATAAATCTCGATAGCAAGAAATTGCGAAAGGTGGGTGCCATAGATCTGTGGCAGCCTGCGGAACTAAAGCATATCGAGATGGCATCCCTTCTGCGATCGCATCAAACTCGCTGATATCATGCAGCCTTTCAAGTCGCACCGAGGTTATTGCAAGCGTGATGCGTGAATCACGGCGGAACATGTGGATGGGGGATCTCCATCGAATATCACCAACTTCAGGCACGTTTTCGAATTGTGGCGGAACGCATTCCGGATAATCGGCGCGGTAAAATGTCGGTCCTGGATCGAGGCTCGCAGGCTGCGCCCAGGCCTCTCTCACCCAAAGCGAATCACCCGGCTGCCCATGCGGGCACGCACGCACAGCGTCAGGATCATCGACGTGCCATTGCTTTCCTCGTAGCTGCACCCGGCCAGAGGCATTGAGCTTGGCGATGCGTCTCGTCTGAGTCTTCATTCCTTTCAGGATGGCGCGCACCATCGGAGCAGAGAAAAGTATTCCGCGCTCTTTCACTCGACCCTCCCGGCCTGCGCCTCGATATCTTCATGACCATCTGCTGGCGAGCACAGCGGCGGCTCAATGCCACGATTGTTCTCGTTGATCAGCTTGGCGCACAGCTCGCAGTAGAATCGATTCGGCACGCCGTGGTTCTTCCATGTCGCGGGCCTTTTGTGGCAAGCGGTGCGGTTGCACACCCCGCCGTATTGGCCTTTAGTCGGCTGCGCCTCGATCTCAGCAATTCGCTCTAGGTACTGGTAGCGGATGTCTCTCGACATGTAATCGCTTGCGATCTCGTTGCGCTTCTTCAGCCTTTCGTTCTCCTTCATCAGCTCCTGCTCTCGCCGGTTGAGCCGGTCGAGCTCCACGCGTTTTGGTATGTCTGATGACAGGATGCGCGCGTTGTCTCGCTGCGCTTCGTCGAGCGCCTTTTGCAGCCGCTCGACCTCAGTCGCAAGCGAAAAAATGGACTCGCTTGATACCGCCTGATCATCTCGCAAACGCTTCAGCGAAGCTCGCAAGGCTGAGTTTTCCACGGCCAGCCAACTCGGATTCTGCAGCCGCTCTATCTCCAGGGCGCGCACTCTCTCAATCTCTTGCGCGTGGTGGTTGCACATCTTTGCTATTGTCTGCGTCGCGTCATCGATCTGGCACGCGCAGCCCGAGCGGCGACTCTTAAGCGCTGCGTTTTCTTGAGTGAGACGATCGACCTCCGAACCGAGCCTAAAAAGCTCATTGCTCGATTGCATCAGGGTATTTGCAGCGGAGCTAGAGGCGGTGATTAGGGATTCCAGTTCCTGCTTCAGCCGCCCTACCTCGGCCTTGGAGCCGAAATTGATCTCGTGCAGCCGCTCTATTTCTCGCTCGGCAATGACAAGAATCGAAACAAGCTCAGGGTTTCCAGTCCCCTCAAGTATCAAGCGACACTCGTGTAATCGAAGGGCGACTGGGTTACAGGAAATACTCTCCGGCGCTTCGCTCATGTCTGCGGTTCCTCTGGGCTCTCAGGGTGTGGAGTCCAGTGCGTGTGATAGCCTGGCCATTCACTATCGCTTGGCGTACCAATCCATCCAGCTTCTTCGATCGGGAATTTCCACCATACAACGCTCCCGTGGTCTTCGTGCCATTCGCTCAGTGGACGTGCTTTTGGCTCATCCTCCGCGATGGCCGTGGCTAGCTCCTCCGCCCAATCCTCACTCACACTGCGACATCCAAACTCCTGATTTGATAGATCCCTATCTTTGCCGCCGGCCCCATATTCCGCCATCCTGGCTTGAAGCTCTTTGACGTGCTTCATTGGAAAAACCCATTTTTTGTCCAAATTGCTGAAAGCATGTTTCCCTCTGCATCAAGGCCAAACCTCCGAGGCTGCGTCGCAAAGGACAGCCAGGGGAATTCTCTATGAAGCCTTGCAATTAGTCTGTGGCTATTGGCATGCGAAAAATGCCCTAAGTAGCTGCTCCAGATTGAGGAGATGTCGCGAAATTCTCTCGGTGTGGCGCGTACGCGAGTCCCTGCAACGTGTTCGCTTGACCACTGAATAAGCTTTTCCCGGAGGTGATTCACTACTCGACTGCGGACTAGGCTGTATTCAGGTCGAATGATGTAGCCAAGGAAGTCGATACCCGAGCTCAGCGGCTTTAGCTTGATGTCCGGTTTGAGCTTCAACCGAAGCCTCTCCTGCAGGAAGGCCTCAATTTCGGCCTGCCACCTCTCCAGCTGCTCACGACTCTCATGCACCAGCACGAAATCATCGACGTATCGGATGTATCGCTTTGCCTTCAGGTGGTGCTTCGCATATTGGTCGAGCTCATTGAGATAGACGTTGGCAAAGAACTGGGATGAGAGGTTGCCAATCGCGATTCCACAGCCCGGCTCGGCATTTTCCAGTCGCTTGTGCGGAGGTATCTGCGCCCGCTCTTCGCTCGAGCACGCGTACCGGGCCCCCCGGTGCAGGGGAGAGCTCCGCAACAGAGCGTGCGCCGCATGCCTTACAACATCTCCGAGGCCGTAGCGCGTAATCCGATCTTTCAGCAAGGCGTACAGTGTCGGACGATGGATTGAGTTGAAGAAGTTATGGATGTCGAGCTGTAAGTACCAGCCGCCGCCATTCCCGGAATCGATCTGGCGCACAAAGTCTCGCAGACGATCCACGGCAGCGTGACTGCCTTTACCTACTCGATTGGAGAAGCTATCGTGGATAAAAACCGGCTCGTAGATGTTCTCCAGTAGCGGCACCAGCCAGTGGTGTACAACTCGATCGCCGAAGTCTGGCGCATGAATCTCACGCGCCTTGGGTAGTTTCGCCACGAAACATGTTGGCGGCATCGGCTCCCAGGAATGCGAATTGAGTCGCTCCTGCAGGCGCATTAGGTTATCTATCCAGTAGTACTCAAATGCCACCTGATTGTGGCTGGGGCGCTTGCCGCGGCGAGCCTCCAGCCAGGCAGCGTAGAGATCTTGCAGAGTTACAGCTCCGTTGACACTCACCGACGCGCACGGCGCGGACGAAGCCACTGTTGTCGTGGTTGTTCCAGTTCGCGTTGCCGTTGTTGAAGTTGACGTTCCACGCGTAGTCGCTGGGCGACCCGCTTTCCCGCGTACTTGCGACCTGGCCGGCCATCCAAAGGGGTAGAGCGGCTTCGTCATGGGTTGACCTCTTGCGAGGTGTCGCGGGCACTCAGTATCTGAGCACGCCCATTAGCCTGCTGCGGCTGCTGGTTCTGGCTCCTCTGGTGCTGTTTCTGCCAGCCTCCACACTGCCGGCCGAGGTCCGATATGAGGCGCGCTAGCGCCTCGAATTGTGAGAATCCCTTGAATGCATGCAGACGCTGTGCAATTTGCAGCGTGAGCTTCAAGTCATCGATCGCGAAGACGAGGTCAGCCAACCATTGGCCTTGTCGCGCACGATCGCGCCAAGCCCTGTGAGCCGCGCGCGCGACGTCCCGCGCTTGCTCACGTAGCTCTGAGCCGACCGCGTACTTGTGGTATCGAGGAAAGCTTCTGACAGCTACCTCGATCTCGAGCAATACGCGCTCGCTCAGCTTTACGATCGGTGGCGATTCGAAGCTCATTGATAAGCTCCAATGAGCCTAGGACTGACCGACGCGCACGGCGCGGACGAAGCCACTGTAGTCGCGGCCGCCCCAGCACGCGCCGCCGCCGTAGAAGAAGACGCCCCACGCGCAGCCGCTGGGCGACCCGCTCCACGGCGTCGAGCTCCAAAACCAATCGCTCGCGGTGTCGGGAAAGAAGCCTTCGTCAATGGCTGGATCGTGGCGAGTGCGCTCAGCAAGAGCGAACAGCTCTTCGACCGTAGGCAGGCGCCAATCGCAGAAGCCGGCGGCTTTGACTTTCTTCGCGGCAGCCTCGGCGTCTTTCCAATTATCGACCTTGGTCGCCTGCAGCGACCACATGAGGCCAGTCGTGTTATCCAGGACAGCGACCCACGTCGCAGCATCAGCCGCGAGCACTGCGCCTTGGGGACCGACCTTCGAGAATCGTTCTTTCTGTTCCATCGATCACTCCGCAAAAGTAATTTGTGTTTCCAAGTCAGCCGGTCGCGTTCTGCGCCAGCTGAATCGATCGGTTTCTAGCCTCGATGTATTTCCGCGTCGCTTCGATGCGAGCCGAATCGCTGCGCGCTGAGCGCGTATTGACGAGCTCTCGATACACCATGAATTGCACGGTGAACGGAACAAGCTTCCAGTGCTCCAGGCACATGACCCCGCCGCACACAGTTGCCGTGCAGCCCTCGATCGGGCAGCTCACCGCCTCGTTCATCTTCCTGAATTCCGCCTGCAAACGAGTCGAAAGCCTTGACGCTTCAGCGCGAGCAGGAAGGATCCGAGACCATCAGGAAGTGAATCCACCACCCTTCCATCCTTAAGGTCTCGCAGCGGCCTCGCAGGCGGCAGCATCGAACTGTCCGGTCGCACACACCTTTGCTTGCTCATCTGTTCTCCTTGGACGTTTCCAGAGGCGTAGAAGCCCTACACCCGACTATGCTTTGCTTTGATGAAGCCAAAAGGCCAATTACTGACCGACGCGCACGGCGCGGACGAAGCCACTGAGGCCGTGGTAGCTCCAGTTCGCGCTGCCGTCGTTGAAGTAGACGACCCACGCGCAGTCGCTGGGCGACCCGGCATACGGAGTGCTCGACCAAAACCAGCGACACGGCGTGCCGGGGAAGAAATCGACGCTGATCGCAGGCAAGACGCGGGTGCGATCTACCAGCGTGAGCAGCTCTTCGGCCGTGGGCAGACGCCAATCATTGAAGCCGGCCGAGCTCATGCTCGAGGCTGCGGCGCCGGCGTCGCTCCACTTTTCGACCTCCTTGGTCTCGACCGACCACATGAGCCCCGTTTTGCAGTCGATGACTGCATCCCACTTCGGCGCGTCGGCCGGCAGCACGGCGCCGTCGGCGCCGATTTTCGAGAAACAAATACCCTGAGCTTCCATGAGTACTCCCTACGGGAACGTTGATTGGCAGTTGGATGTGGCGCGATTCAGCGCGCGCTTTTCGCTTTCTTGATGACGGATCGTGCGTTGCCGAGGCACACGCTCATTGCGCCGTCGTTGCGGCTGTAACCTTCATCGATGAGGTCGGCGATATCAGTCAGGGCGTCGAGCACTTCAGCTGCCGCGCGCATCTGTGGCTGCGTTTCGAGCCATTTGCGCCAAAGCGGCGCCGGGTCGAGGACGAGGAAGACGGGGCGCTCAGCGAACAAAGGCCCTTTGTTCTGCCAGCCGATCTCGAATAGGCGCAGCTCGAGGTCGGTGCTTTCGCCCATCTCGATGCAGGCCTCTGCCGTGTGGCAGTTGTAGATTCGCTCGGCGACTTGGGTGCTGGGTCGGCGCTCCATGGCCGAGATTGCCTCGGAGATCTTGGTCACCGCGATGGCCCACGAGTCGGCCTCTACAAATACGGTGAGATCCGGGTCGCGCGATGTCGCGCCTGCGACGTGCGCTCGGTAGAGGCTGTGTATGCTGGGGATCGCGCAATGCGCGACTGCCGAGCATTGCCTGTCATCAATCGCCTGAATTGCTGAGGCGGGATCGTATGCGCCGGGTAGGTGCTGTGTGTTCGGCATCGCTCGCTCCCTTGGTGTGGGAGTGAGAATAGGATAGACCTATATTCCCGTCAATAGGTGTTTCCTATACTTTGGGAGAAAAATATGGGATGGGACCCAGAGCGACGCCTTTTTTTATCTCAAGCGGATTTCACGTCTCGGTTGCAGAATCGGCATACCTTTGCCGCTGCCTGTATGGTCTCGGCGCAGTTCGGGCATTTAGTTGTTGAATTCGTCTCACCTGTCAGCGACCAGACAAGCGCGGCAATCCAACCTATGGCCGTCCACCCAGTGAGCAAGTTAAGCGCAAAAATTGCTCTACCGCTGACATGCTTCCGAGCGCTCGAGACTATTGAAGGAAAGAAGTATGCGCCCACAATCAATAGTGCAATTCCGAAAGAAATCACTATTCCGCTAGCGTTTGGATTCATTTTGCTTGTTTTTTCCTGATTGCTGCCTTGGCCTCGCCTAGCAACACGCCCTGATCGAATTCGTCTAAATGCGGCCACGCGTCAAGCAGAGCCGCAAGCCGCTTGTCCTGCACTGGACCTGAAAACATCGGCTCTGTGCCGTTATAGATGTAGTCCACTGTAATGCCTATCCAAGCGGCCAAACGTAGTGCATTTTTCATTCTTGGCCCTCCGCCCGGCCGCTCCCGCCACTCACTCACAGTGGGCTGGCTTACCCCTGCCGCCTTCGCGATCTCTGCTTGTGTCGGCTCTCTTCCGAGCTTGATTCGAGCTGCTCGATATATTCGATCGAGCGACGTTTCGACCTGCCCGGGATTTTCTGCTGCTTTGCGCATTGCCAAATCATGCTCGACATCCGAATAGGATAGTCCTATTGACTCTGCATAGGATTCCCCTATATTTGTTGACATGGAAGCACTAAGACGTTGGATGTCTGAAAACGGGAAATCGCAGTCCTCACTGGCCACTCTGGTCGGGGTGAAGCAGCCAACGGTTTGGGAGTGGCTGCATGGCGCAGCCGAGCCATCCGCGACCAACCTGAGAAAGCTTTCCGAGGTCACTGGCCTTTCCGTCGACGCGCTTCTCGATAATTTTCCAGATACCCATGCCAATCGAAGCCAAGGCGCTCCCTGATGCTTCTTCATCGCAGCCTTCCTCCTTACTTTGGTCAAAAGACGTAGAAGCCGAAACTTTAATTGGCGCCACCATGTTCCGACCAATCCGCATATGTCGCCGCCTCCCGTGTGCATCCCCTGAAGGGGGCTCATTACTGTCAAACGTCTCACGCGAGCATTGCTGTTTTCGCGCGCTATCACTGTCGCACGAACGCCAATCCACACCCATCCACACCATCAGTTGCGATTGTGGAGATCTGTGGAAATGAGTAGCCAAATGCAAATGTGGGTAGAGAGCTGGCACGAGGCCATCGCCGCCGACATCGAGTCGCTCGGTGGAAAGAAGAAAGTCTGCGTCCGTCTCTGGCCAGGCGACAGCGAAACGACGGCCTACGACCGCATTCGTGCCTGCTGCGCCGAGGGAAATAAGCAGCAGTTCAAGCCACTCGAGGTCTTGCAGCTCAAACGCTGGGCGCACGAGGTCGGCTCCCATCACACCGTGGATTTCGAATCGCGCCAGCTCGCTTGCCGCGTGGAGTGGCTTTCGCCCGAGGACGAGCGCGAGCGCTTGCAGCGCGAATTCATTGCTGGCGTCGAACGCCTCGATCAGATCAAGCGCGCCTTATGCACCAACGAGTCGAGAATCAGGAGTGTCAAGTGATTGCCATCTACACGCTGTTGGTGAGCCAGCTCGCAACGCTGCTATGGGGGGTCGTCGGCCTCCGCCGGCATTTTGGGGCACTGGAGCGCTCAGAGTCGCTGCGCGAGCCAGGTGACCGCGGGCAGCGATACGAAGTCACTTACAACGATGGCACTGGGCGGCGCAGGACGTTTGGCTGGTCGCACGACCTGATCGGCGTGGATGCTATGCGCCGCGCGATCATCGCGCATCGGCAGTGGCATTCACCTGTTGTCACGGATCGCCAGAACTCTGAGCAATCGGCATGAAGCACCCCTTTATTGCCCGGCAGCGTCGTAGGCGTAAAGACGAGAGGGAGCGAGCTCAGATTCGTGCCGCCCTCACCGACATCGAGCTGCACGACCTTGGCCTGCTGCGCCTGAAGCGGGATCTTCTGGCCGAGGCCGATCATGAGCTTTCATCCCCGCATCTCGAAAACTCATCAGAAATAACTAGGAGGCACAATTGAGCGGCATGCGTGATCACTACGAAACGCTCGGAGTTTCGCGCGAAGCGACCGCAGCTGAAATCAAAGCTGCCTTCCGCAAGCTCGCCCGCAAGCATCATCCTGACAAGAATCCGGGCGACGACGGCGCCACGGAGCGATATCAGCGCGTCCAACGCGCGTACGACGTGCTGAGCGATGAAGAATCGCGGGCTAGCTACGACCAGACGGGCAGCGACCAGAAGGCCACGCCATTAGATCTGCGGGCGCGCAATGTGATGGCGCGCATTTGGAGTGCGTACGTCATGCAAGCGAATCCGGGGGTGAAGCCGCTCAACTTTATGCGCGAGTCGCTCACGTCGTGGATCGATCAGGCTGAACGCAACATCCGTCGGCTAACGCAAGTCGCAAGTCACCGCGGCAAGCTAAGGATGAAAACGTCGGATGCTGAGAACCTGTTCGAGTGCGTGCTGGATCAGCTGGAGTGGCAGGCGGATGAGCAACTGCCGCAATTACAGGCGGAGCTCCAAGCTTTCTTGCGGGCTCGCGAGTTGCTCGCGGATTACGACTCAACCGAGCCGGCAGGCTGGACAACGACTAGCTACGTTTCGACGGGCACTGGATACACGAGGATCTGACATGGCGACATGGGCTTTGATTCGTCTGCGTGCACACATTCACGCAATCGCCGTGCTTACGCTGGCGTCGATCCCTACCGCGCAGGCCGATGTCTCGACTAAGCGCGTGAGCGACTACGACTGGCAGTGCGTGCGCACCAACGGCACCACGAGCAATCACGACACGCCACTCAAGGCGGCCGCTGTGTGCTTCGATGATCCGACTGGCGAGTTCATCCAGGGCGGCCGATATCGGATCATCCGACGAGCTGAGTCCGGGGCGGGAACCGTCGATGCCCCCATATCCCCGGCGCCATCCCCATCAGGCGCTGTGAGCTCGCACGCAAACGCGGCAATGCTCACCTGGAACGCCCCGACGCTGAACACCGATGGCTCGGTCCTCGCCGACCTTGCCGGCTATCGCGTGCTCTATGGAACGGTCTCTCCACCCACGATCGCGATCGACTTGCCAGGAGCCAATACGACACGCTACGAGGTGACCAATCTACCCCCGGGTGTTTGGTTCTTCCAGGTTGTCGCTCGGAACGCCAGCGGCGCGCTTAGCGCGCCCAGCGCAATCGTCAGCAAGGTGATCCAGTGATCACGCGCGCCTGTAAAAAAGGCGATCCGCTGACGCCATCTGAGATTGCGGTTCTCGAGCGATTGGCGGCCGGTCGCGGCTACAAGGAAATTGCGCAAGATCTTGGGGTGCGGCCTTCGACCGTGTCCATCTACATCACGACCGCCAAGCGAAAGCTCGGCGCGCGCACGCATCACCATTTTGGCTATCTCATCGCAAGAGCGGGTATCGAGCCAAAAGTCGGTTACCGAGCCGCCGATGTCGCCAGGTTCCCAAAAGTTTCGAAGACCCCTGCTGCAGGGGAAGCGCGCTAACTATCTCGGCGTGCTTGGTTGCAGACGCGGGCTACTGGTTACTCCCGCGAGAGCAAAAAGGCCAGTGCCGGCGGGTGGGTCGTAGCTTCATTACTGGGCTTCCCGGCTACCGCGGTCGGCGCTATTTCTGAGATGTCCGGAGTCGTCGTAGGCATAGGTAGCAGATGAAGCCGAAAATTCCTCTAATCACCCTGCCTGAGGGCATCCGGGTCTCTTACCGCGACATCCAAATCATGGATGCGCTTTGCGCTGGCACTCGGACTCGCAAGATTGCCTTTTGCATGAATATCAGCCCGAAAACTCTCAAGGACTACATACACCACGCCTATCGCAGAAATGGGATGACTAGGTGTGAATTTTTCCGAGCCTACGCCGCAGGCTTCAACCGGCGCGTGCTCAAGATCCCAGCAGCTTCCCCCAAAACTGTCCGCCGCTCCGCAGGACTACCCAAATGAACTACTACGAACACCATCTCGGCGACTGGGCCGAGGAGACATCGCACCTGACGTTCCTCGAGGATGCCGCCTACTCGCGGTGCGTGCGTAAGTATTACGCGACCGAAAGACCCCTGCCGAGTGACCACAAGGCGGTCCAGCGATTGGTTGGGGCCCGGACCGAGGAAGAGAAGGCAGCCGTTCTGGTCGTGCTCGAGGAGTTCTTTGAGCTCCAGGATGATGGCTGGCATAACGCTAGGTGCGATGAGCAGTTAGAGCGGTTCAGGGAATTCGATGTTGGTCGCCAGGCTCGCAAGGAGAGCGAGACTGAGCGTAAGCGGCGCACCAGGGAGCGGCGCAGGGAGATATTCGACACCCTGCGTGGGTATGGGATTGTTCCCAAGTGGGATGCGCCAATCCTCGAGCTCGAAGCTCAGCTTGCCGGCCTGACCGCGGGTAGCTACCCGTCCGCAACCTGTCCCGCGGATGTCCCGCGGGACAACCCTGGGACATCCGCAACCTGTCCCGCGGATGTCCCGCGGATGTCCCGCGGACAGGTGGGTGACCTGTCCCGCGGACAGGACGCGGATGGCACGGCTTCCCACTTCCCACTTCCCAATTCCCATATGAAAGACGCTGACGCGCGGGCGCGCGCGCACGAAGTAAAGGCTAAGGATGAAGGCATAGCCTTAGGCATAGGCATGGCCTTAGGCATAGACAGGACCATGCCTAAGGCTATGGTCGTCCCAATTTCCGGACCATCTACCCGACCCCCGAGCGAGGAGGGCGCCATGGCCATTCAGTTACGCAAGCTCGGGGTCCAGGTGACAAGCCAGCATCCGACCCTACTGGGCTGGATCCGGGATGGCATCCCGATCGATGTGGCGGTGGCTGCGACTGACATCGCCCGGATATCCAAGCCTTGGCCCGAGGCGATACCCGCCAACTACCTGGACAAGATTCTCCGCAAACCTCGCTCGAGTGCCTCGAAGGGGCCCCAAGCGCTTCGGAACGCGGCTGGAAAATCCATCGATGAGCTGATTGATGAGGCCTGCGATGCGATGGATGCCTCTCAAGCCGCCGGAGGTGAATCGTGAGCGTCAGTGCGCTGGCCCGAGAGACCTGGAAGCGGCTTACCCACTGGTATGGCGCCGATGCCATGGAACGAAAGTTCCGCACTCTGGCGCCGCCTCCGGATTGGGCCAAAGCCATCGACGGTGTCGGCAAGGAACGCATCGCGCTAGTGCTTGCGGATGTGCGCACGAAGTACCCCAGCTTCTTGCCGAACCTACCGGAGTTCGACGCGATCGCAGCCAGGCACGCGCCAAAGTCAGGCGCTAGGCCGGACCCGCCAAACATGAGGCTGGCCAATCACGCCATCCGCCACCTGCCGCTAACCCCCAAACAGTTCCGGGGATCGTGGACCTACCTGAGGGCAGACAACGAGATCGTGGGTCTTGTAATCGCTGCCGACGGCGATGCTCCTGGGTATCGAGTGATGCTTTCCGACCTCGACGCATTCGCTTGAGCTCGAGCATCCAAAGAGGTTTTGCAAGGGAGGGGGTACATGCGCATCCAGGTGCACAACACGATTGAGATAGCCAAGTCATTCTCGGTCAAGCGCTCCAAGATCGACGGCCTGCCATCGACTTTGGCCTGCGTGAAGTTTGCGGGATTGTTCATCGATCGCGAATACAGCGACGAGATGCTCGGGCTGCCGATCGCTGCGACGACTCTGCTGTACGCAGACGATGGCGTTCCTGTTTCTATGATCGCCATCAGCCGCAAGCAGATCGTCTATGAATTCTCTGGGGCGATATCCGGCAACAAGAACCGCAACGAGGAGATTTCCCTAAACGGCACGACGCACATAGAGAAGTCTGAGCTGCAGCTCGTTAAAGGCGGAGCGTTGCTTTCCGGCAGGATTTCATGGCCAGTTAGAGGCGATGAAGTCGAGGATCTTGAGCCTCTTCTAGGGCAAACCTGCATCCTCATAGGCCATATTTCCTTGCCAGAGCAGATCGATGCCTTTGCGCAAGCCACAGCCAAGAATCGCGAGATCACCAAGAAAATTTCGGGAGCCATGCAATGAAGCCAGATTTGAGTAAGCCCGTGCGATTCCGGGAGAGCAAGATCGCTTGCCGAGTGCTGGCCGATGATTTGCGTAACGCGTCTGCCTCGATCGTTGTGGCCTTCGTGCCGATTGGAGCTGAGCGGGAAACCTGCGCACAGGTGTCCAGTGATCAGTTGGAAAACTTTGTTCCTGAGGATACATCAACCGAATCTCCAGACGCCTTAAAATCGAAACTAAGGCAGCTGATCGATTTGGCAATCGCAATGAAAAATCTATGCCGTGGTGACGCGATCAACATAGATATCGAGGGGCGAAACTTCATCATAGTTTTGCGGGAAGAATTAGGGGATGACGTTGATTGGTTGTTTTCCGTGCCTACAGAGGTGACCAATTGAAAGCAGATATCCTGATGTCGATCACCGGAGAGCGCAGCATCGGCATGCCGATAGAAGATGCTGCAAGGCCTTCTAGGCTCGGGCAGGGCAGCGCATCAGGCCGAGAGACGCGCTCAATGCGTGCGCGGGAGTGGACGCATGCGGAGTGCGCCCAAGCGAATGCCGGCGTCGAGCGCAAGTACTGGCTCGCGCAGATGTACGTTTACCGGCTCGACAACTTGGTACAGGCCGAGCTATTCCGCGAGCTGATGATGTGGGCGGTATTCCGCCGGGCCGCTGAGAACTGGCCGCAGCGCTTTCTCGATATCGATGGCTTCGAGCGTGATTTCCTATTCGACCTGTTGCACATGGCGCTGGTAGAGATTCGGGAGCCATGGAGATTCGCGCGGGGACCGCACGACGAGAATCCACGCCGGCAGCAGCTGAGGGCCAGCAAGAACACATGGCAGCGCAAGCTCAGCCCCATCTATGAGGCCATCCTCGGAGAGTTCCAGCGCTGGCTATCGATCGGCGTCGGCATGGCAAACGCAAAATTGCGGGAAGACGCAGATTGACTTGATTCGCCTGGGGGGGTATTTTCCCAACATCGAAAGCCTCGCCATTCCGGCGGGGCTTTTTCGTTTCCGCATCCCCAATAGCCTCGCCTAACCAGCGGGGCTTTTTCGTTTCTGGAGCCCACGAAATGTCGAGCAAAGGTTTTCGCGAGCGTGTATTCGAGCTTGCCGAGGACGGTAGCGCTCTCGCTAGCAGCACGACTCAGACAAGCCTGCTCCCGAGCTCGAGGAAGGGCTTCGCCTTCCCGACCGATTATTTCGATCGGATTGGGCGCGCAATTGCCTTCTCGTTCTCTGGCCGCATCAGCACCGTCGTCACCACGCCGGGCACGCTTACCCTCGCGTTGCGGCTCGGCTCGACCGACATCTTTTCGTCCGGGGCGATGACCCTCAACACCACGGCGCAGACGAACGTCAACTGGACGCTCGAGGGCGAGTTGATTTGCCGAGCGATCGGTAACAGCACCACGACGACGTTTTTCCCCAAGGGCTGCAAATTTTCCAGCCATGCCGTCATCGGTTCACCAGCTCCGACTGCTGGTGGTGGCGGCGTGCACATGTTGCCGTACAACGCCGCTCCTGCTGTCGGCACTGGCGTGGACAACAGTGTCGCGCAGCTCTTCGACCTCACCGGCCAATGGTCGGTAAGCAACGCGTCTAACAGCATCACGCTGCACGCTGGCAGCATCGACGTATTCAGCGTCTGAGCTGATCCCATGCCGATTCGCCGCGGGTTCCATGGCTCGACGGCGGTGGTTTTGCAGCAGTCTGGACTGGACTTTCGCGCCTACACGAACGACGCCGCGAATAGCGATATCCGTCTGAATTGGTCGGGCGCGAATTTACTGCCGCGAACCGCACAGACTGGTTTTATGGACGCTTTCTATGTCCAGCAAACCGGGTATTACGCGTGCGTCTGGAATTGCCATAACGACGGCACTTTTCACCAGGATACATATGAGGTCGGATTTCATCCCCACCCATGCACCGACGGATCAGTGCTTGGCAATGGACAGCGAGCCAACGCAGGCGGATCGACCGGCACGACGCACTATTTCGAGATCGCTGGACTCGGCGCGCAGGACTACATAGCCACGCCTGGCGGAAGCTCTCTGCTAGTCACCAAGGGCGTATGGCTGCGTCAGATATGGATCGTTGAGGCGGTCGGCGGCAACTACCGTCACACGTTCTACCCTGACGCCCTCGGCGCGCTGGGGAACGCTGATTTCTCCATCGTGCAAGAGATCGCCACGGGCACCCTGACATCGAGTTCTACCCCTGTTTTCCTCCTCGGCTGTTCGCCGTGGACCTCGAGCAACTTTGCCAGCACCGGCACCGGCACCACGAACAACGAGACTCCGGGCTGCATCATGCGCAATATCGGACTATTCGATACGGCGCTCAGCATCTCCGATGCGCGCACAGAAGCGGCGAGCACTGGCGTCACTGCGGCCAGCTCAGGCGGATCGGGACATATCTGGTACATCAACCGCAACCCAACGCCCAGCGACATCACCGACAAGAGCGCGGCCGGGCACACGCCGAGCTGGGCGAATGGCAACCGGCCTGATTTATGGACTAGTCCGTGACGATCAGCGTACTCCAGGAGATCTCCTACGAGGAGCCTGGGACGTCCGCGACGACGATTGTCGCGCCTTCGATCACTGTAACGGCTGGCAGCTCACTGCACATAGCGGTGACTCACGGCGACAGCGCGACTGTGAGTATGGCGGCAACCCCGCTCACCGTGAGCGGCGGATCGATCACGTTCTCTGCTGCGCTAGACAGCATCAATGATGCCGGAAACAACCAGGTATTGGCGCACTACAAGGCCGATGGAGTTGCCGCCGGCACGTACACGATAACCGCTAATTTCACGGCGGTTTGCTTCTACCGAGGCATCAAGATCAAAGAGATCGGCGGCACGTCAGGTTATGACGCGACCGCCAGTGCACACGCGGGGCAGCTGCAGACGGCGCCAACGACCGGCGCAAACGCGACGACCTCAGGTAACACGCCAGCGCTGACATCACAGCCGGCGCTGATATCAGGCTTCTGCGCTGCTACCGCGAATAGCGCGACGACAGCGGTTGGGACTGGTTTCACGTCCGACCAGACGAGCGCCTGGCAGTTCGGCACTGGCATCAATATGAGTGCCAGCGAGAGCAAGCGGCTCACTGCAACCTCTGCTGTTGCTGCGACGTTCACGGCATCGACCAATGACAATCGAATCACCGTAGCGGCAGTATTCCTCGAGTCAGTGGTGACGGCCGCAGCCGATCCGGTTGGGATCGGGTTCCGCTCTCGGACAAAGCCGGGCCGTGGTCCGCTGCAGGCAGGCCGCTACCGTATACGCGAGAGCCTCGCGGTTTCGATGGCTCCGCCGCCTCCGCCGCCGATCACAAGCGATTACGTGGTCGACCGCGCAGGAACGAACCAGGCTCGACCTGGTCGCGGGCCGATGAGCTTGGGGCGATATTTCGTCCGGACTGGCATCGATGCCTATCCGGCAGCCGCAAGTGTGTATGCCGATTCGTTCGCAGAGTCTGGATCATCCACTGATTCCGTTTCAGGCATTGCCTCTCTGATTGGGGCGCTAAGCGAAAGCAACGCTGGTGCCGACTCGATTGCATCAGCGCTGATTGCCGTCAGCGCACTGTCTGAGGCCGGGTCAGCTTCTGATTCCGATTCCTCTGCGCAGACGGCTGTCGGATCTGTCAGCGAATCGGCGGCAGGATCCGATACCGAATCAGCGGGACTGATCGCAGTTGCGGCGCTCACGGAATCAGCATCCAGCGCTGACTCCCTTTCATCGAGCACCGGCAATGACTCGATACTGAGCGAGTCGGGATCTTCCGCGGATAGTGTAAGTGCGCTCAGTTCCGGCGTTGCCGCTCTATCTGAGTCTGGCACGGCCACCGACTCGGTGAGCTCGGTCGTCACTGCAGTTGGCATGCTCTCTGAGGCCGGCTCAGCTGCGGACCTCGTTTCGTCAATCGCGGCGCTGATCGGGCAATTGTCGGATGCCCTGAGTGGCACAGACAGCCTCTCGAGCTCTCTAGCCGGCAATACCTACTCGGTCTCGGTTGCCGAGACATCAGCATCCTCGGACAGCATTGCAACGACCCTGCTTGCAGCCGCAGCAATCGCAGAATCTGGTAGCGCACTCGATGCGCACACCACGCTGATGCAGGCGGTGTCTATCATCGCCGAGGCAGGTGGAGCAACTGACACTCACCCGAGCCAGATCATCGGCCTTGCATCGCTGGCAGAAGTGGCCGCAGCAATCGATAGCCTGTCAGCTCCAAGGGTTCCGCCGAGAGGCAAGCGAATCATCCTGGTGAGCGGGCAGAACAGAACCATCAGAGTTAAGCCAAATTGATTCGGAGACAAACACCGTGGAAGAGAAAGTGAACGGCCAGGCTGAATGCGCGGCCCAAGTAGTTGGATCGGGCGGTATCGCCGAAGCCATCAACGCGCCACGGTTCCGCTTCTCCGTCGAATGCATTGCTGAAGATGGCTCTATCCGCTGGACGGATGAGTTCTACAACACCGTCACGACCGCCGGAAAGAATGACCTTCTCGATAAGTACTTCGCCGGGTCTGCCTACACGGCAGCGTGGTTTATGGGGCTCATCTCAAGCGTGTCCTACACTGCCATCGCAGCGGGCGACACGATCTCTTCGCATTCCGGATGGACGGAGGCAGGCCCGACCAATGCCCCCAACTACTCGCAGTCCACGCGGCCCGCGGTGACGTTCGCCGCCGCCAGCTCAGGCAGCAAGGCGACGTCATCCGCGTCGGCCTTCTCGATCACCGCAACAGGCACAGTCAAAGGTGCCTTCATCGTCACGAACAGTACGAAGGACGGCACCACCGGCGTGCTCTACTCTGCGGGCCTGTTCTCAGGCGGCGATCGCGCTGTGATCAACGGCGACACGCTGAACATCTCGGGGACGTGGAGCGTCTAGTGGCTGACGTTTTCTGTCAGGATGTCAGCGGCGAGCTGCTGTACACCTTCGACTTCAGCGATGTCGTGCCTGCTGGGATCGTGGTCAACTCGATCGCGATAACCTCGGCACCATCCCTGACGAACTACCTGACCGATAACGACTACACAAACAATGCCGCAACCTATGGGCTGCGTGGCATCGAGCACGGCAAGCTCTACAACGTCAAGGCGGTGGCAACCCTGGACAGCGGGGAGAAGCCAGTCAAGACCGTGACTATCCGAGGATGGCAAGGCCAGTGAAGCTGCAGACTCTTTGCGGTGCCATCGGCTGCAAGGAGCTGAGGCCCTGCCCGGCACACGCCAAGAAGCAATGGCAGAGCAACCAGGCAAAGCCACAGCGCATCACGGGCAGACGCTTGCAGCGCATGCGAGCGAGCCTGATACGCAGGCAGCCGCTCTGCCAGCACTGCATAGCGCAAGGCAGGGTGACGCTCGGCACAGTGCGTGACCACATCATCCCTCTGTTCGAGGGAGGCAGGGACGATCAGACGAACGAGCAGATGCTTTGCGATGCGTGCCATCGAATCAAGACTGACTCCGAGTCACGAAGGGGGAGGGGGTTGTGAACTTCACAGGTTTTCAGACGGAAGCA